ATGCGTTCTCAATGGCGTCGTTCACGCGCTTACTGAGCTTGCCGCGGCTCGACTTCACCTGCGCCTGCATCCCGATGCCGGAGCCGATGACGTTGTTCATCACGAGCACCTTCGCTCGCTTCGCATAGCTCGAATCTCGAACCAGCGCTCGAGACCGACTGCGTAATACGGCCAAGTCCTGAACGAGCTCGGTATCGGCGCTGCCGTTCGATCCGGTCGCCCAGCCCGTCGTGTACCGCGTCTGCCGCGCAGCGTGGTAGCTACGCTTCGCCGTTTTGCCTCGGAATTTCCGCTTGAGCCAGTTAAGCACGACCGACCCTCACACGAACCTGACGCCCGAGACCGGCCGCCTCTGCCTGCTCCTCGGCCCGAACCTCTTGCCGCAATCTGTCCCGCCATTGCAGGAGCTCGGACAGAGACCAGCGAGAAATCGACCGGCCTGCGATGCTGATCGCCTGCTGTGCTGTCGTCGCGTTGCCTTCGAGGAACGCCTCGACCGCATCAAGCGTCCGACGTGCCCAAGAGCGGTGATCTTTCTCACCCGCAAATGCTGGGTCGATCTCGACCTCGAGCCAGCCGCCGTCGATGGTCTCGACAACTGTCCCATCCGTCGCGCGAATCGCCCACTTGTACCGGCCTGCCGGAATGTCATCCGTCGTCGTTGCAAGAATCGTGAACGCATGGCTCGAGCCTGAATCGACCGACGCTTGCGAGAACTGATAGCCGCTGTTCTCGGCGTAGAAAACCAAATCCCACGTCGGCGCCGGATAGTCGCCGAACGTCAGGGTGAACCGTACCGTATCGCCCGCAATGAACGACGGAGGAACGGACTCGAGCATCGGCATTAGTAGCGTCCTCGCTTGACGTAGCTCTGTTTCGGCATCTGAACCTTTCTCTGCGGCGCTCGGAATGACGGCGGCGGGACCTCCGGCGACGGCTCCTTCGGCGTTTCATTCCGTAGCAAGTGAACGCCGAGAATGTGCGCCGCGGCGATGTTCAGCACCTCGCAGTCGAGATAGTGATTCGCCTTCCGAACGCGCACCCACTCGACCGCGCCAGAATCCGACACCTTCTTCGCCTCGGCCGTGATCTGCTGGCAATAGTCGTCTGTCGCCTCGACCGGAAGGTGGAATCCACCCGGCTGATCCACCGGCCAATCGAAACGCGAATACAGCCAGGTCTTGAAGTAGTCCGTATCGAGGTGCCAGAGCTGCAATCCGGCCTTGACCATCTTCCCCTTAACCGTGATGTCGATCCGCGAGGCCCGGTACGGCTTCTCTTGCTGGTCGTGTCCCTTGGTCGGGAACACCCGCCCGGCTCGAGCGCGGCAGAATCCGTAAATCTGATTGTCGGGACGTCTCCACGGATCTCCTGGCCTGTATCCAGAGTCCACGAGCATGAGCCTTACAACGAACTCGCCGATCGGGGTCGCAAGCACATTGCCGAGCTCGCCCCATACGAAGTCGTGTTCCGTCTCGCCCCACAGTTCTCCGTGCCGAATCAGCCATGACTCGAAATTCACACCCCAGCCACGAATAGCGTAGATGAGTCGATCCTTCTGCACGTCGACGCCACAAGTTAGCGCGCGAACGCCGGCCGGGATCTCGTCGAACTGGTACGTCTGCCTTAAGGCCGCAACGCTCGCCCAATCAGGCGCCTCTGGGACATCCTCGTAAGGCTCCCCTAAGCTCGTGTTCGTCCAGGTCCGCTTTTGCTCGGGATGGTTGACCTGCTCCAAGTGGTTACGAACCAGCTCAGAGAGCTTCACCATCGTGTTGTACGCTTCCCAAACGTGGAAGCTCGCGACGCCGCTGAACGGCGCCGTCGCGCGCCATTCTCCCTTCGCGATCATGTCCATGCGCTCGAGGTCGTTAATCATCCCGCCACAATGCGGGCAGACTAGCCTCGCCGTCTCCGGGTCGTCGTCCTTCCAGGTCACGGATGACCACCTGAGATAATCGAACTCGCCGCAATGCACGCACGGCACGAAAAACCGCCGCTGATCGCCGCTTAAAAACGCCTGATTGATGCGGCTCGCTGCCGTTGTGGGTGTCGAGCCGCCCAAAATGCGCCGATTGTGAAACGCCGCTGTACGTTTCTTCGCCAGCGTGATCGGATCGCCCTCCTCACCGGCAGACACCGGGAAGCGATCGACCTCATCGAATAACAAAAGCCGGATCGGACGCGATGCCAAGCCGGCGGCGCTATTGGCGCCTGTAATCGTGATATGGCCGCCCTTAAACAACTTGTGCAGGACAGTGTTCCCGCGCTCAGTCCTACCCTTGACCTCGCTCACGAGGCCATTCAGAACCGGCGTGTCTCGAAGCATCGGGTCGAGTCTGTCCTTCGACCACGCCTGCCCCATCTCTACAGTGGGCTGAATCATCAAGATCGGACACGGGTCGAGGTGCATGTGATACCCGACCACGTTCCCGAGAATCTCAGTCCAGCCCACCTGGGCCGACTTCATCACCCAAATCTCGCGGATGCTCCGATCGCTCAGGGCGTCCATGATGCCGCGCTGAAACGGCTGCCGGTCAGTCCTCCACCGGCCCGGAGCCGAGCTCGACTCCTTGCTCAGTCTCCTGAAGGTATCCGCCCACTCTGACACCGTTTGTCTTGGTGGCGGTCGGAGCACCTTCGCTGCTTCCGTAAGGATGCTCCGCAAGCTCGTCGAGCGCTTCTTGAACCCCGTCACGAATAGCTGCTTCTGCCTTGTCTGGATCTTCTGGGTTTGCACGTCCTGCCTGCGCACTAGGAATCGCTAGAAGCCGGTCCTTCACCCGGCCGAATACTTGCTCGACAGCTTCTTGCACTTCGGCACGATCAAGCGACTCGCCCTCCATGCGGGCGATGTCTAGCTCGAGCTTCCGAGTCCGTGCCTCGTCGAGCTCGGCCCTCTGTCGAGTAGGATCAAGCGCACTGATGCCAAGAATGGCCGGAGCAGCATCCGCCAAGTAGTACAGCACGCGGCTCCCCCTACGCTCGGCCGGTTCTGTGCCCTCAAGCCGCTTATAGATCGTGCGGATGTCCTTCTGGAACTCGACCGAAAGCTCAGTCGGGCTGTATAGCTTGCGAGCTTTGCCGCCCACGGTGTCCCTTTAATACTCTTCACACCACGCGAATTTCGCCGCTCGCGGAGCCGCACGGGGTGCCACCCCTCGGGAAGGACCCGTCGACTTCTCACGCGCCGCGCTTCGCGAGCTCGATCTCATATCGCAATCGACTCCTGAACGTCTCAATCCACCGCTGCTGTGCGACGATCGTGAACTCGTCGCCCTTGGCTCTGAATACGCCCGGCAGGGACGGCCCGCGGAAGCGACGTACTGCCCTGCCCTTGCCGTGCGTGCGTACGAATACTTCGTCGCCGTAGGCTTTGATGCGAAAGCCGAGACGCCCACGGTACATGACCTGCGCCCGCCCCTGGCCAATGCGCAACGTCACAGGCGATGCGCCTCCACGTTTGCGTGTAGTCCCGCCCCGTGGCTGGAACAAGAGCGCTGATAGTGGACGCCCAGAGGTAGACACCATCCCGTGCAGGTTGAACTTGTGGGCACGCTTTGTGACCATGTTCCCCTTGATGTCCCCTATGCGCAGCGCAGGATGGTCACGCTTGATGGCCCTTGCACCCTGTGCCCTGAGCGTAATCACGGTGTCATTGATGGCCCTCGCTGCAGCCATCTTCACCCCGTTCGCCCGCAGATTCGTAAGCATCCGCTCTACCTGCCGAATGTCAGACTTGACGTTGAGCTGCATTACTGCGACCGCACCGGGATCGTAATCGTCTGCTCGATGATGTTGCCTGCGCTAGGAGTCATGCGACAGAGAACGTCGTAATCCACTCCATTCGTCCCGCCTGAGAGCGTCACGAAAGCGACAAGCCCGACCTGCGTCTGCGAGTCAAGCGTCAGTCCGCTTGGCACAGTCCACGTGGCACTCGAAATCGAAAGACCAAGCGCAGTCGGATGCCGTGTCGTGAAGACTGCAGACCCATCCTGCACCGTCAGGCCTTCTTCCCTCGGCCAGTCTGGATAGTGCCCGCTCGTCCTTCCAGCCGTCGTGCATTCATAGTAAAACCCCGTGCCCCGCTGCGGCCTAATGAACTGCGCTGCGGAGAAGTCGTAGTCTCGCTTCGGCTCGCGCACCACCTCATCATGGAAGTCAATCGAGTACGTCGCCGGGACGTTAGGGTCCTTCGGTGCCAGAGTGGTCATTTGACTGAAAAGAACGCTGCTGTCACGTCTCGGGCACGTTGGATGCGATGCTCCTCGAGCGTGGCATCCGTCAAGTGCGCAAACCCGATGAACTTGGTCGAGAGATCACCTGCGTTCTGCTTCGCCATCTTGCCGTAGCCGCGCAACATCACGGCCAGCCGGTTCGCCGTGTCATACGTCATGCGCAACTGCGTGCCGTTGATCGTTAGCACGACGACGGTGCCGCCTGGCTGATCGAGCCCGACCTCGTATCTGTTCACGCTAGGCGTGGACCCAATCCAGAGCGCCAATGGCGAACTGAGGATTTACGCCGTTGTTAATGACCAAGTCCTGCGCGAGATCCTGGTGCAGCCGCATCACGTTACCCGTGCTGATGAACCCGAGGCTAACGTGAACCACGGTATCCGGGCCACCCGCAGTCATCTCACCGAACTGCACGAGCGCAGCATTGCTCGCCGTGTCGCCAGAAACCGTCCAGCCTGACGAGTTGCGAGTCTGCGTCGGCCGCGCATAACCCGTATATGC